ATTCATGCCCATATTGTATTGTAAAAAACAATAATTTTCATATTCCTAAGACTACACTTGATGGGTTGAATTTGTTAAAGAAAAAGATAGAAGATAATAAGTGTAATTGGGTCTCTATCTCTGGTGGAGGAGATCCATTATGGAATTTTGAAAATCACATTGATTGGTACAAGAGATTTTTTGGAATAACAGAGGGTATCAATATTGAATTGCATACAAGCATGCCGAATGTAGATGGAGTTCCTTATCTGTTTTTTGAGAGAGTAGTATATCATTTACATGATTTCGAGCAATTAAAAACAATCAAACGGAATCATAGTGGCAGATTGTCAGAGTTGTTTTTGTAGTTACAGAACGGTTTACAAAAGATTTAATAGATAAGATTGCAACTTATTGTCATGATTCAGATAATATTGATGAATTAAGTTTAGACAAATGATGGATAATCACTATGAAGAAACTGATTATTGTAGAGAATATTTAAAAGAAGGACACCAAAAGCGTTGGTGGTATATTGAGCAAAATGATTACAATTTATACTATTGCGAAAATGAAGTTTATACAGAGTACAGAAAGATTGGAGAATAAATATGATTAAAATTAATGGAAATATTGTAACAATTAATAAATTCCCTGATGGAACACCAAGAATAAATATTGATGTGAATAGTATCGAAGAATATGATTATGACGGTTCGCCTTGTATTTGGCTTGATTGGATATATGAAAGTAATGATGAGATGTTTTATCTGATGTTAATCAAGAAACATCTTGAAAGATTTAAAACAAATGTGAATTACTATTTGAATCTTCCATATATTCCAAATGCTCGAATGGATAGAGTTAAAAATAATGACGAAGTATTTACTCTAAGATATTTTTGTGAATTTATTAACGGGTTAAACTTTTCGGGTGTCTATGTCTTAGATGCTCATAGTGATGTTTCTACGGCATTGCTTAATAATTGTTTTGAGGAAAATCCAAAGGAATATATTGAACAGGCAATTGCAAAAATTGGAGAGAGAAATCTTGTTCTTTATTTCCCAGATGCAGGGGCGGCAAAAAGATATTCTGATTTATTTCCTGAACTTCAATACTGTTATGGAGAAAAGAAACGAGATTGGAAAACTGGTAAAATTCTCGGATTAGACATCAGAACGAATGGAATTGATTTAGCTGATAAAGCCGTGTTAATGATTGATGACATTATTGCTTATGGTGGCTCGCTGTATTATAGTGCAGAAGAATTGAAGAAAAATGGAAAACTCATCTTTTGCGTAGATTTTGATGATACGATTTATGATTTTCATAAAAAGGGTAGAAAATATGAAAATGTTATTCACCTTTTGCAAAGATGGGAGAACTATTCAGAAGTAATTATCTTTACTGGCAATGGCGAAGATAAATATGAGATGATTGAAAAATATCTGAATGATAATCACATTAAATATAGAGGTATTAATTGTGATGCTTCAGTTGCATTTTCAGGAAGAAAAATTTATGCCAATGTTTATATTGATGATAGAGGAGGACTAATTCAGGTATATCATGAACTATTGACATTAATTGAGAAAATCGAAAAGGGAGAGATTACGCATGAATAATTTTGATGCAAAGAAAGTAAAGAATGAGATTGTTGAATGGATTAAAGATTTATTTAAAGAAAAATTTTCGCAGAAAAATTGTTGTATAGCCTTATCGGGTGGCAAGGATTCTTCTGTTGTAGCAGCATTGTGTGTTGAGGCACTTGGAAAGGATAAAGTAAAGGCTATTATGCTTCCACAACATGAACAAAGTGATATTGATTGTAGTATTTTGTGTGCAAAACATCTTGGAATTGATTACAAAATTATCAACATTGGGGAAGCGGTTGATTCTATTATCTCAGAAATGGAGTCTAATGGAGTGATAGTTACAGAACAAGCAAGAGTAAATGTGCCGGCAAGAATTAGAATGGCAGCGTTGTATTTTTTTGCTCAATGTAACAACGGCATTCCAAGTTGTAATTGTAATCTTTCAGAAGAGTGGATTGGTTATGCCACTTATGGAGGAGATGGATTTGGTTCTTTCGCACCTATTGAAAATTTAACAGTAAGAGAAGTTAAGGCTATTGGTCACGAATTAGGACTTCCTTCTGAATTGGTAGACAAAACGCCAACCGATGGACTTTGTGGGAAAACTGACGAGGATAATTTTGGTTTTACATATGATGTTTTAGACAAATATATTAGAACCGGCGAAATTGACAATAAAGATATAAAAAATAAAATTGATTCCATGCACGAAAAGAATTTATTTAAGTTACAACTTATGCCATCCTTTCAATACTCACCGCAAGTTTAATCTTATAAGTTAAAATGTTGTTTTAATGGAGAATTTCTATTATGGAAGAAATAAAAATTGACTG